CCTAACTGTGGTAGGAGTGACTATATTAGAAGTTTTGAAAAAGACTTTAATATTAAGAACAGTGAATACAGATACAAGTGTATTAATTGCAACACATATATCAAGGATACTCCGCAGACGGATTGCGAGACTTGCAAGTATGGGCAAGATAAACACAGATATGCACACATTTGTAACGAGTGCGGTGTGGGCATAAACAACTATACTCCGCAGACGGAAGTCGGCTACTGCAACGAGTGTAAATGGTTCAGAGATAAACAAGTGTGTGGTAGGTGCAGAAGCAGAAATTTATTTGCCAAAGCCGATACTCCGCAGACGGACTGCAGCTGGAGGTAGGCTATGAAGGTTAAACCGGGGGACATTGTTGACGGTAAGGAGATTGAGCAGGACGGGGACGTTACCTGGGAGGAAGTTAATGAGAGCAAAGGATTATCTGAAGCAGTACGAGGAGCTGAACAGAAAAGCCCTGCGCTTTAAAGCTGAATACGAACTTGAGATGGAGAAGGTCGATGCGATCGGATCCACTCTCGCAGGAGACGGGATGCCACACGGTAACGGCATCAGCAGGAAGACAGAAAACAGAGCCATCAGACTCGGAGAGGCTGCCATGAAGTGGAAGATAGCTGAGCTGGATGCACTGGAGAAGAGACAGGAGATATTCGAGACCATAAGCAGCGTTCCGGGCATCGAGGGAGACATACTCTTCCAGCGGTACATCGAGCTCCGAAAGTGGGAAGAGATCTGCGTGCTGATACACATGTCATGGACGCAGACACATGAGCATCACAAGAGAGCGCTCAGGCTTGTACAAGTCCGTATAGAACCGAATACTGTTAATAGATAATATGGTATCAGGGGATAACGAAAAACACATTAAAAACTCCTTTCTGAACTACATAGAGTTAACCGCAGGGACCAGCGCTGCAGCGCCGGTCTTTTGCGTTGGAGGATATATGACAGACCAGATGGAACTATTTGCAATTGAATATGTGAGACTGGGCTGTAAGAACGCAACGCAGGCAGCGAAGATAGCAGGCTATAGCGAGAAAACCGCATACAGCCAAGCGTCAGACCTATTGAAAAGACCTGAAGTCAGGGCGAAGGTGGAGGAGCTTAAAAGCCAGATATCACAAGAGGTTCGGGACAAAATGGCAGTAGAGGTCTCAAGTGCAATTGATGCGCTTGTTGATATACTGCACTCCCCGGAGACAAAGGACTCGGACAAGATAAAGTGTGCGACTGAAATATTAGACCGTGCAGGGTTCATAACCGAGAACAAGGTCAGCGTAGACACTAACATGGTCTACGAGATAGTGATAGACGATGAAGAGGATCCACTTTAAAAAGCGTCTGTTTAACGAGTCTTACTATCCGATGCTGTTTGATTACAGCAGGCGCTTCGAGGTTTACTACGGCGGAGCAGGGTCCGGCAAGTCGCACTTCATTTCACAGAAGCTGGTCCTGAAAGCGCTGCCAACAAAGCGCAAGATACTGATCATGCGGAAGGTAGGCGCAACGCTAAAAGATTCATGCTGGCAGATAGTGCTCGATGCTTTGTCACGTTTTAAGGTGCTGGCAGATTGCAAGGTCAACAAGAGCACATTCACAATCGAGCTCCCTAACGGCTCCGTGCTCCTTTTCAAGGGGATGGACGATAGTGAGAAGATAAAGTCGATAACAGGCATAACGGACATCTGGGTCGAAGAGGCCACAGAGTTCACAGAAGAGGACATCGAACAGCTGAACCTCCGTCTCAGGGCGAAGGCTTCAGGGCTGCAGATGTTCTTTTCTTTTAACCCTGTATCGAAAGCCAACTGGGTGTACAGGCGATGGTTCAAAGACGGGGCCGTTATTGGGGCTGACACCGTCATACACAAGACAACATACAAGGACAACCGCTTCCTTCCTCCTGAGTACATCGAGACTATCGAGAAGATGGCGCAGACCAATCCGACTTATTATCGGATATATGCGCTGGGTGAGTTCGCATCACTCGACAAGCTGGTCTTCAACAACTGGAGAGTCGGACGCATCGAGGACACGCATGACTGGAACCTTCTGTGCGGTCTCGACTTCGGTTTCACGAATGACCCGACGGCATTCATAGTCAGCTTCCAGAAGGACAACACCCTCTTCATCGCCCAGGAGTATGTGAAGACGGGGCTCCTGAATGATCAGATCGCCACAGTCATCAAGGAGCTGGGCTTCGCCAAGAGCACCATCATCGGAGACTCGGCAGAGGTCAAGAGCATCGAGGAGCTGAAGCGGGCAGGACTGTACCGCATCTATCCGGCTGTGAAGGGGCAGGGCTCCATACTGCAGGGCATACAGAAGCTTCAGCAGTATGACATCGTCGTGGATCCACGCTGCGAGCATGTCATAACAGAGTTACAGAACTACGCATGGAAGAAGGACAGAGCGACAGGCGAGTACATCAACGAGCCTATAGACGAGTTCAACCACTGCATCGATGCACTGAGGTACAGCCTTCAGTGTGTAGATAAATACAAGAGGATGGGGACATTCAACAAGGCCCTTCTGGGGCTTTAGGAGGAACAATGAAATATTACTTTCCACAGGACAGGATCCTGACGAAGGACATTATCAGAAAGTTCATTGAGAAGGACCGGGCAGAGAATGCCAGGAAGATAAAGCTGCATGACTACTACATGGGCAAGCACAGCATTCTGGAGCGGGCATATGAGGACGCATCGAAGCCTAACAACAAGGTCGTCAATCCATATGCCAACTACATCACCACACTGATGACAGGCTACTTCATCGGAGAGCCGGTGCAGTACACCGCATCAGACGAGAGCACGCTGGAAGCCTTCGAGGACATCATGGAGTACAACGATGAGCCTTCAGTGAACAAGGAGATAGCGAAGTGGCAGAGCATCTGCGGTGAGGGCTACGAGATACTGTACATCGATGCAGACGGCAACATCCGCTTCAAGGCGCTGCCAGCTATCGGCATGATACCGATCTACAACGATGACCTTGAAGAGACGCTGATCTACGTGATCAGATACTGGAGCACGTTCGACATCGAGAGCGACCAGGAAGTCGATTATGTAGAGGTCTACTCGTCAGTAGACATCGCCAAGTACAGAGACAACATCAACGGCCTTGAGCTTCTTGATCAGAAGTATCACGTCTTCGGACAGGTCCCTGTAACGCCGTACTTCAACAACACGGAAGGACAGGGCGACTTCGAGCTGGTCATCAGTGAGATAGACGCATATGACTCATTCGAGTCCGACTCTGTCAATGAGGCTGACTACTTCGCAGACAGCTACCTCGTACTGAGTGGCATGGAGGGCACGACCTCTGAGGATGTGGCATCCATGAAGCAGAACCGTGTGCTGATATTCCCGGAAGGCGGAGCAGGCACATGGCTGACCAAGTCGGTCAACGATACATGGATAGAGAACGAGAAGAAGCGTCTTGATCAGGACATCCACAAGTTCAGCTTCTGTCCGCCGATGACAGACGAGAACTTCGCAGCCAACGCTTCAGGCGTTGCCATGAAGTACAAGCTGATGGGTCTTGAGAACAAGGTCGGAGTCAAAGAGACAGAGTTCGAGAAGGGGCTCCGCAGAAGGATAGAGCTGATCTACGGTGTGATGCGCAAGGTCAATGGTGACATGGACTACCTCGACATCAACATCGTATTCACACGCAACCTTCCGCAGGATCTCTCCGCTGCAGTCGATACAGTCATCAAGCTGGACGGCATAGTCAGTGATGAGACAAGGCTCGCTCTTCTGCCGATGGACATAGACGCACAGGAGGAGCTTGAGAAGGTCGAAGAGAAGAAGCTCCAGAACTACTCACTGTTTGCACCGACCTTCAACACGGAGGTAAGTGATGACGAAGGAGCAGAAGAACGCTAAATACTGGAGGGACCGTGCGATAGAGCAGGAAGCTGGTATAGACAGGCTGTCGACCGAGATATCGGAGAAGATAGCCAAACAGTACCGGCGCTCCTACAACAGGCTCACAGCCGAGATCAACGCACTGTTTGCGGAGATCCTCGACAACGGCCTTGAGGAGATGACACGCACGGACCTCTACAACCTCGAGCACTACATCAGACTGCGTGAAGCAGTAGCGAGAGAAGTCAGGGACCTTGCAGAGAAGCAGAACAAGGAACTTGACGCACTGCTCGAGAAGATATCAGTCGGCACGTATGAGAGCAACTGTGAGGCACTCGGCATAGACTTCAACATGGTTTCCGAATACCAAGCCAAAGCCATCGCTACAGAAAACTGGAGCGGGATGCGGTACTCGGACAGAGTGTGGAAGAATGCAGAGGGCTTCAACGCACGTGTCATGGAAGACGTTGAGTCGCTTGTGATAGCCGGCAAGAACCCAGCGGACGTCAAGAAGAAGCTGATGGAAGACTACGGAGTCAGCTGGAACGAGGCGGACAGACTGGTCCGCACAGAGTCGTCCCGGGCATACAACAAGGCAGCACAGGATTCATACATATCAGCGGGAGTCGAAGAGTCGGAGTATCTCGCTGAGACAGACTGTTGTGATATCTGCAGGGAGTTCAAAGGCAAGCGGTTCAGGACGGAAGTATTTCCGACATTACCGATGCACCCTAACTGCAGATGCACGATAGTACCGATAGTCGAGGGGTTTGTATAAACAACTCAAGTCAATGGGGCGGTCTTGAGCCGTAACAGGAGGACAACATGGAAAACATCACAAACGTAACAGAAGACGCTAACACCGAAGAAGTCAAGGAGACCTACACAGCCGAAGAAGTAAGCGCACTGCTTCAGAGAGAGGGCGACCGCAGAGTCAGCTCCGCAATGAAGAAGAAGGAGCGTGAGATCGAGGCACTCAGAAGGCAGATAGAGAACGAGAAGACGCTCTCACAGCTTGATGAGGATTCAAGGGCAGCTGCCGAGAAGGACATGCGCATCGCTGAACTTGAGGGGAAGCTGAAAGACTTCCAGCTTGCACAGACCAAGAACGAGGTCATGAAGGTGCTCGGAGCAAGAGGCCTGTCGGCAGAGTTCGCTGACATGCTGGCTATCGGCACCGATGCAGAGGAAGCACAGCAGATGATTGATGCATTCGACAAGCTCTTCAAGAAAGAAGTAGCCAGGGAAGTGAAGGCAAGGCTTGCAGCCACATCGAACGTACCGCAGATAGCGGATGCGATGTCCGGCAAGATGACAAGGGAGCAGTTCAATGCTCTGTCACTCGCTGAACAGCAGGCCATGTACAACGCAGATCCTGAGCTTGTAAGAAATCTGATTGGATAAAGGAGAAACAATCATGGCAGTAACAACCACACCTTATGCAAATTTCGTACTTGAGAACAAGATCAACAGCGTTCTCGAAACACAGCTTGACCTTCTGCAGTTCTGCACAGTTGACTACTCACTGCAGTCCGCAGCAGGCATGAAAAAGAAGATTCACGTATACACATCGACAGGCTCCGCAGAGGACCTCAACCAGGGCGCAGGCAACACTGTAAGCATCGCACCACAGTGGGACGAGGCTGAGTACACCGTCAAGGAGACTCAGGCAAGATTCCCTTACTACGATGAGCAGATGTTCACAGACCCTACATTCATTGAGGCAGGCATCAAGGGCATGGCAGAGGCTATGACCAATGACATCACTGACAAGGTAGTAGCAGAGTTCGAAGGCGCTACACTCAAGCAGCTGGGCTGCACTTGGGTCCTGAATGACTTCATCGATGCTATCAGCAAATACCCATATGAGGATGAGACAGGCCTCTTCTTCCTCATCAACCCAGCTGAGAAGGCTGCAGTCAGAAAGGCTCTGAAGGACGAGCTGAAGTACGTTGAGGACTTCGCAAGAACCGGCTACATCGGACACATCATGGGAGTACCTGTATACATCAGCAAGGCTGTACCTTCAGGCAAGGCATTCCTGGCATCAAAGGAAGCTGTAACAATGTTCGTCAAGAAGGGCGTTGAGACAGAGCAGGAGAGAGACGCTAATACCAGAAAGACAACCATCTACACAAGACAGCCAAGAGTTATCGCACTCACAGACGCTACAAGAGTAGTCCTGATGACAACAGCTAACGCTTAATAACGAGAGGGGGTTATCATGGCACAGATTGATACCCTGAAAACCTTATTGCAGATAGAAGGCAGCGCACAGGACACTGTACTGCAGGCCATCATCGACCAGTGCAATGCTGAGTACCTTCTGAGGACTCACCAGAGCGAGGTCAATGAGGACATCGTGACAGCCATGTCCGTGGAGCGCTACAACAAGCTCGGGAATGAGGGAGTCCAGTCGCTGAACTACAGCGGTATACAGGAGACCTACTTCTCAGACTATTCAGCAGGCGTGACCGCCATGCTCAGATCTAAGACAAGGATGGTAACGCTATGAGAATGGAACAGCACACGGTCAAGGTACCGACATGGACACAGAGCGAATATGGTGAACCTGTGGCGACATACACCGAGGCAGACCCTATCCTCATGAAGGTGGAGTGGTCCTCTATGCTCGACCAGAACCTTGAAGGCGCTCTGTATCAGCAGTATGAGTTTGTCGGACTGACAAAGGCACTGCCTGCGGAAGGCTCCCTGATAGACGATACCTATGTCGTGGGTCACGTTGAGAAGGGACGCTGGAACCGTGTGTTCATGACTCATGCAGAGGGAAAGGACCGGAGCTATGGCACAGTTTAGTAACGCTGACGAGATAGCTGCAAAGATACAGAAACTGTTTGAGCCGGGTGGCGAGGGCTATGAGGCCCTCGTCGGGGCTCTCAATCAGGCATGTATCGGGGTCGAGGGTGCTGCCAAAAGAGGAGCGCCTGCAAAGACAGGCAACCTAAGAAACAGCATCACACACAAGGTCGAAGATGGTGAAATGACAGGCTATGTCTTCACCTCGGTGCCTTATGCGCCATATGTGGAGATAGGCACAGGCATCTATTCGTCCCAGGGCGACGGCAGGAAGACTCCGTGGGTCTATGTGGATCCAGCGACCGGTGAGAAGGTATTCACCAGAGGCTCGCATCCGCATCCTTACATGAAGCCTGCAGTAGACAACAACATATCTGCAATAGAGAAATGCTTTGAGGGAATTATATGATCACAGACATTGTATCGGCGCTCACGAGCGCTACACAGCTCAAGGTATATCCATTCTGGACCGATGAGCTTAAAGAGTGCATCGTGTACGAATGGACACCTCGGAGCGATGACGGAAGCAAACAGTCAGCCCAGCTGATGGTCAGGATCAAGACCAAGACGATGGCACGTGCCGAAGCTGTCGCCAAACAGGTCAAGACAGCCCTGATCAGTCTGGGAGACGAGAAGAAGAATGAGGCATGGTGCAAGCAGAACGGAGGAGGCACGCTCAAGGACGCTGCGACCGGCTTCATCGATTACATCATGTATTTTGACCTGATCTACAGGTCAGACATTTAAGGGAGGACATTATGTCAGAAAAAATCGTACTTGGCAGCGGTAAGCTCTATGTCGATGAGATCACTGCAACAGGTGGCGTTTACACCGTACCTGCAGACGCAACCATCGAGACAGAGGAAAAACTGCTCGGATATATCCAGGGCGGAGCTACCCTCGAATACACACCGACCTTCTACACAGTCAAGGATGACCTCGGATACGTTTCCAAGAGATTCCTGACTGAGGAGGCTGTTGTATTCAAGAGTGGCATCCTCACATGGAACGGCGACGTTCTTGACAAGCTCTGCGCTACAGCAGAAGTCACAGAAGCATCCGGCAAGAGGACCGTCAAGATCGGCGGTATCGAGAACTATGACAACCAGATGTACGTTATCCGCTTTGTCCACGAAGACGCAGCAGAGGGCGACGTCAGGATCACAGTTGTCGGCAACAACACAGCAGGCTTCGAGCTCCAGTTCCAGCCTGATCAGGAGACTGTACTCAATGCAGAGTTCGAATGCGTTCCTGGCGTTGGCTCAAAGGGCGTGCTCGTACTTTACGAAGAGGAAGACGCAAGTATTCATTAATCACTGATAGGGGGAGGCTTCAGGCCTCCCTCTGATTCTGTATAGAGGAGGAGCAACATGATCGATTTATCCGGTATCAACAGATTTTACGAATTAAAGTGGTTCGATGGTACATCCGTATGGCTCAAAAAGCCGACCGAAGGGATGCTTCGCAAAGTGGCAGCACTCGACAAGAAGGGTGACTTCGATGCGATGGATGAGCTGAGGAAGATAGTCATCGAGCTTGTAAAAGATAACGAAGACGGCAGAAAGTTCCCGAAGGAAGAGCTTGATGAGCTTGACGCTGTGCTTGCCTCTATGGTCTTCAAGGACTACATGGAAGAGGTCGGCAAGCGCCTGGGGGAATAGAGATCCCGACTCTCCCGAGTGGCGAGGCGCCGAAGCCGTATCTGATCACCGAGACGGATGACCTTCGGCTTATAAGCGACTACACGGGCATGAGCTTCGCAGATCTGATGCAGGTCGACTGTATCACGTTCAAGATGCTCTTCCGTGATGCGTTTATAAATCACATGTCGCAGAACGAGGAGGGGCGGGAGTACCTTGAGAACTGCTGGCTCATCAAACAGACTGAGCCGGACAGGAAGAGACTCAGAAGAGATTTTAAGGAGAAATAAATGCTTGACTTAGGTACACTACGGCTTGGCATCAAAGTTGATTCGGACTCTGCCAAGTCTGAACTGAATAAAGTCGGTGGCGAAGTCGAGGGGACCGGAGGAAAAGTCGCAGGGTTAGCCGAGAAAGCCAAGTCCATGATCAAGGCGTTCATGGCTGCCTATGCGGTCACGGAACTTGTCAAGCTGGGCAAGGCAGCGCTTGACCAGTATGCCAAGTTCGAACAGCTTGAAGGTGGCGTGAAGAAGCTCTTCGGTGAAGAGGCATCGAAGGACGTCATGAAGTACGCCGAGAGAGCATACCAGACCGCAGGCATGTCAGCGAACCAGTACATGGAGCAGGCCACAAGCTTCTCTGCATCACTGATAAACTCGCTCGATGGTGATACAACGAAGGCTGCAGCAGTCGCAGACATGGCGATACAGGACATGTCCGATAACGCCAATGTCTTCGGCTCGGACATGACAAGCATCCAGAACGCTTACCAGGGCTTTGCGAAGGGCAACTTCACGATGCTCGACAACCTCAAATTAGGGTTCGCAGGCTCGAAGGAAGGCATGCAGGAGCTCCTCGATAAAGCCGGGGAGATAACGGGCAAGAAGTACGACATCTCCAACTTGAGCGACATCTACGAAGCCATCCATGAAGTGCAGAACGAGATGAACATCACCGGCACTACCTCGAGAGAGGCAGCGGGCACGGTCGAAGGCTCGGTCAACATGATGAAGGCTTCCTGGGAGAACATGCTGACGGCAATGGGCCGAGGCGAAGGTGTTGAGGAGTCAATGAATCAGTTCCTTGAGAGCCTCGGGACTGTAGCCCAAAATGTCGGACCTGTCGCAGTGCGTATCGTGGTATCACTCGCAAAGGGTCTCGTGACGGGCATCCCTGCAGCGATGGGAATGCTCGGAGACTTCATGTCACAGCTTGCTGACAAGCTCGGTTCTGACAGTGGTGGCAAGATGGGAACGGCAGCAGCAGGGCTTGTGGTCAAGCTGGTACAGGGACTCATCCAGAACGCACCGAAACTCGCAGAAGGTGCTCTGAAGCTGGTAGTCGCTCTTGTTGATGCACTCATTAGCGCAGGCGCTTCATTTATGCAGGCAGGCGCTCAGGCTGTCAGTCAGTTCGTGGCAGGCTTCCTGGAAGCACATCCTCAGATCGCGACGGCGGTCGAAACCATCGGCAACGTGATCGAGACGGTACTGGCTCCGGTGAAGGTGGTCATCGATGCGGTGACAGAGGCATGGAAGAAGCTGATGGGACAGAAGAGCTCGAAGCACTTCAGCATCAGCGCACCATTCAGCTCTGCTATCCAGTCGATGAGGGACACCTTCAACAAGTGGAAGGACATCCTCGGAGCGAAGGCATCCAAGACCTTCACGATCGTCAAGGAAGGCTTCAGCTCTGCGCTTGAATCGATGAAGTCCGTCCTCAGTAAGTGGAAGGACATCTTATCGGCAGCAGCGAAGAAGGTCTTCACAGTCGAGACGAAGAACACCTCATCCGGTGGCAAGAAGAAGCGTATCGGTCTCCGTGAAGTACCATACGACGGATACCAGGCTGAACTGCACAAGGGTGAGACCGTACTGACCGCAGCTGAGACCAACCAGTACAAGAAGTATCTGAACGGCCTCGAGAGCGCTGCATCAGGCATCGTCAACGGCATAAACGCATCCAACATGATGATGTCCTCCGGATCCTCGGAAGCACGCATCATCATCAACCTCGGCGGGGCAAAGATAGCCGAGCAGATATTCAGATTAAACAAACAGGGCAAGTTAGCCTTTGAGGGATAAATCAATGAGATACATAAAAATCAACGGCAAAGACTTCCCGCATCCACTTGATTTCCGAATGAAGACGGTGCCGAACCTTACGGCACAGTTAACAACGATGTCCGGGAAGAACATAGCAGACATCAACGGATGGAAATACGCAGACATGAACCTGTCATGGGATTATCTCGAGAGCACCCAGCTTCTTGAGCTTTTAAGAGAGACGGACCCGATGCAGGGTGCGTTTTCTTTTACCTTCGACGACCTCACAACCGGAGAGCCTTCCACAGTGAACGCCATCCGTACAGACGTCGGAGGTCGCAGACTCGCAGTCACCGAGAACGGCAAGACCGTCTGGGTTGACATCCAGATCGGCGTCTCGTTCCCTGACTGCTATCAGTAGGGAGGTGGTCGCATGAAGATAGTAGAAGCCAACAAGCTTCCGCTTCGTCCTGCGATGGACGTCATCGTCTCCGTAGAAGAGACACCTGACAAGGCGACAGCCGTATCA